AAGTAAAAAAATAGGAGCCTCTAGTAAGATATATTTATACTAGAGGCTCCTTTAGTTAGCTAAGGTTAGCCGTTAACTGCCATAATGAATCCAGTCTCTGGACGCAATACCTGAGTACCATACAAGCGGTCTGCAGTGTACAAGGTTCCTAAGAACTCTTGCTTGTACTGTGTCTGTGAACGGATACCTTGTTGCTCTGCGAGTACCATGGTGTCTTTATGACCCAATAGGGCGCCACGTACACGACCGCCAGCAGAGTTCTCCGAAGCAGTCTCAAGAGTAGGACAGTTAGTAGATACATAAATGTCTACACCATACAACTCACCAATCTTACCATTTACAACACCTTGACCATTAACGAAGTCAGAACTAACATAACGATCAATACCCATGATAGCATTACGTAGCGCAGGCGGGATAACTAAGAAACGTCCATCCATAGGACAGTCAGCATCATCCATCTTCTGAATCATATCACGGAAGAAGTCGTCTTCAAATACGTCTGCTGTTACTAAAGTATTATCAGCAAAGACAGTAGTACCTGAGGAAGCATCATTGTAGAAAGTAGCTGAGGTTACCCATACAGAACCATCACCATCACCGAAGGACTTACCTAGCTCAAACATATCAGAGTCTACTTGCTTACCTAGGGCATAGCCAGCATCACCTGTGTAGAACTGACGTAACGAAGCGAGTGCTTGTACGTTAGTAATGTCTTCAATCATACGTGAGTATTCAAAGTGCTTGTTTACAGTAACAACTACTTCGGTTTCAACGTCCATCTGTACTGTTACTGCTGTGTTAGCTGCTTTAGCGGTAGCGGCTCCACGTGTAGGCTTAGGGATATGAATAGTATCACCCTTCTTGCCTGACATACTGATCTTCTTGGTTAATGGTGCTAATACTAAGTTTTGCTCATAAGCAGCCACAACTTCGTCAGACCAGATTTCTGGAATGAACGTAGAAGCAGAAGCGTTATCGACAAAACCACCTGTGGCGGGATATACTGAATCAGTCATTTTAAATTTCTCTATTTGTTAAGGTTTATTTGACCCGTTTCTCTTGGTAAGCTTGTGCAATATCATCAGATAACGCTAAGTAGCGATCAGGGTCTGTTTTCATAAGTTTAATAATATCAGCTCGTCTGTAGATTTTTTTGGAAGTGCTAGAATCAGGGTTGCCACGGGTAGAACCCATAGACCCTTCTTTGACAGCTTTCTGTCTTCCTTCTTTCTCAGCCTGAAGTGTTTGATTAATAGCACCACTACGATCTTTCCATAAGGAGAAGATTTCGTCTGCGGCTTCTACATCAAAGTGTTGATCTGCTTGGACAAACATACGTGTCCGTATTTTAGAGGCTTTAATCCATTCTGCGAACTTAGGGTCATTTACGATCTGGGGTATCTCAGGATGATTGTCTTTCAGAAGTGCCATTGAGGTTTGCTGTTTATAAGCCCTCGTTGATTCCTCTGCTGCCCTAACGGAAGGGTGATTGTCTATAGCGTGGCTCATTGCCTTCTCAGGGTCTGAGTAAAAATCTATTTCTTCGGGGGTATCAGCAGGGGCTTGTGCGGCCTCATTTGACGTGAGTTGTGTGTTGATATAGCTATCGACTACGTTACGTAAGTCACCTACTTCTGAAGATTGACGACCTAGGAGCTTCTCAGCCTCTTGGTGCATCCGTACTACATCTTCCAACGACTTACCATTGTACTTATCAGGGAATGCTTCAGGTGCAGGTGCTGCCTCAGGTGTTGCCTCTTGCGAAGGTGCCTGTGCTTCTTCTGTATCTGTAGCCATATCATCTAAGCTATCAAAACGCTCATTACTTAATTCCTCGTTGAGGATTACTGCTGTCATATTAAACTCCGTACCTTAGTATTGTGGAGAGATTAAAAATGAAAGTTCCTAACTATCAGGGTTAGCTTTCTCTGCTTTTGCTCTGCCTCGTTCATGTTCTTTAATCCACTTCATAGTGGCACCAGCGAAGTCGCCAGAGAAAGGTTCAAGTACGGGGCGTGGGGAACAAACTTGTCTGGTTGCTTCGGCTGTACAGTCCTTACACAGTTGTGTGTCAGGTGAGCCTTTAACCATATGTTCGTTGACGTGCCCTAAGACACATTTGTAGTCATAAAATCTAAACATCGTCTAGTGACCTTTGGGATTCTTCTTGACCGAAACGTGTAGTCTCTTCAAGATTTAGGATAGCACCAATGATGTTCAGTTGGCCCTTACGGAAGTAAAGGTCATTGTTGTCTTTGGCACCTTCGATAGAATCAATATTAGCTGTGTTGGCTTGTAAGTCAGTAATGAATGTTTTCCAGCCTTCTGTACGGAAGAGGTCACCCATCTGTCTAAAGTAAAGCTCTAGCTCTTGTTCTGTCATATCTTACCTATAGTATAGCATATTATTTATAAAAAGTCAAGTTATTTCTTTACTTTCTCCTCTTTATGTGGTATGGCCTCTAAAGCAGCAAGTTTACTTTCTAAACTATTCACTCTATTGACTAAATACTCATAACTGGAATTGACCTGCTTAACTACATTCTCTAAGTCTCGCTGTGATACCATTACTTACTGCCTCTTGTTTATTCGCTTAAACTAATTATTGTGTATTACCGACTCAACACCTATTGTCAGTACAGCCTCCATGCCGTCTGATAGTGCTGTACGTATCTACATTAAGGGAGGCGCAGAGCCTTGTGTAGCTATTCGTTCTTTTAACTGCACCTCACGCTCCTTTAACATGCCCTCAGATACGCGTAGTCTACGTTCAAACTCTTTGTCGTCCTTATCACCAGCCTGTAGGTTAGTTGTGACAGCTTTTAGATGGGCTATCTCAAGTTCCTTAGGTACTGCTAGAGCTTCCTCATGTAGCTTATGTGCCCTCATTTTAGACTCTTCTGCCTGCATATTAAGTGCAGCAGTCTGTGAGGCTTGGAATGCAAGCTCGGACTGTTGAGCTTCCTGTTGAGCTTTCTGAGCTTCAGGGTTAGGCTGTGCAGCTTCTTCAATGAGCTTAATAAGTTCTTCACGATTTGACACATTCATGTTGTCTATAATAGACTTAAGCATGACTGGGTAATAAGGTGTATCCTTGCCCATAGTCTGTAATAATTGTACAAGTTGAGAAACTTCGTACTCCCTAGCAACAATTCCTAAGGTAGACGTAGCATTAAACTTATAGTCTGACACAGGATATAGTTCAGGCTCATACTGCATATAACGCCAAGCTGCTTTAGATACGAAAGGTATCAAGAAAGACTCTTGGAAGTTAATAAGAGTACGCTTATGGCGTTTAATGATAGCGCCTAATGACATAGATATACCAGCGGCTGTAGCTTCACCATTGATCTGACCACCAACTCCAGAGGAGTCAACAGCGCCAGTGGATTGCTGTACCATTGTCTGTAATGCCTGTGCTTGTGCAAAGGTTATCTGTGATACATTACCAAAGTTGAATGGGTTAATAATTTCACGAGGGTCACCATTAGTAAGCAGTAGTTTACCAGCGCGAATCTCAGGCTTAGTGCCCCTAGGGATGCGTGTAGCGTCCATAGCAAGCATAGGGTGTACTGTGAGTGCTAGGGCGTCTATACGTGCCCTTAGCTCGGCATCTAGAGCCTTCTGGCTGTTGTAACCTTTCTCACATACGCCACGACCCCAGAAACGACTAGGTACTACATCCCAAGGGAATGCAACAATAGGTCGGTCTTGCATCATAAACGGACTAGGTTCAGCTTTAAGGATAGTACCTTTGTTAGCTATGATGACACATGCTTCAATGTAATAACTTTCTTTGTCGTCCTCAGTAATTAAACTGGGGTCTTCCATCTCTTCTTCAAGAAGGTGACGAGGAACAAGGCCATAGTATTTAGTTAAGCGTGTCTTGTCATCTTGATAGATAGTTAAGTCTTGGTCAGCTTCAATGTTGAAATCATCATTAGCTGTACCCATGTAACCATCACGATAGACTCCAGACTCCTGTAGTTGTTCAACGATATGTGTACCTACAAACTCGTCAATGGCACAACCTAAGGCTTCATCTACGTTAGTTGCTGTAGGGTCAATACGAAAGTTCTGTGGTAAGATAGGACGTAAGCGTACAACTGTACGTTTGCTTATGTTAACGCCTACAGCTTCCATTGCTCCACCCATGACTTTCTCAGTCGCAGGTTTCATTTCATTAATTTCTTCTAAGACTACTTCGCCAACACCACTGCCAAATACTGCAGAGTTAAGAAGACATTCACTAATGTCCCTACGAACTTTAGCTGCTGCAAAGTCCTCATGGAGCTTGTTACGTAAGAATCCAATGTCCTCAGTCTCAGTGTCACCCATGTTATCTTTAATGTCAAAGAAGTTACCACGACCAAAGGTGGCCTCTTCTATCTCAGCTACGTTAGACTCTACGGCCTGCTGAAGTGCTGGTGCAATGATTTGTGAGCGTTCTGCTTTACGAGTCTTATCTGACTCAGCCCAAATACCACGCCATAAGCGATAATATTCTTGATGCTTTTGAGCATAGTTCTGCTCGTAGTAGTCTCCCCAGTCATCCACCTTGGTCATTACCCAGTCCTGTAGGTTCTGTTCAATGATGATAGGGTCTGTGCTTTCGTTGTTGTCTGCCATTCTCATAGGTTAGTATCCGCTAATTGAGTCGAGTGTTAAGTGGTCGTCCCACTCTTCAAAGTTACCTACATAAGTAACTTTAGCTAATTGATCTATATAGGCTAAGGAGTCTATTAAGTCATCGTGGGTTAAGGGGTCTGGAAATTGGAAGAGCTGATCTAGGAAGACACTATGCCATTCCTTCTTCTTCTTGTTGAGAGTTACACGACCATGTTCAAAGCGACCCTGTAAGGCCCACATGATTCTATCAGTCTTCTTCTGGTTTCCGTGAGTCAACTCCTCTACACGGAAGTAAGTATTCTGTCTCTTCATCCTATCCATTAGGGGAGACATTACTGCTTGCTTAGAGATACCTTTCTCTATACCTATTGACATAGGTTTATAAGTTTTAACTACTGCAAAGATTTTATTTGCTGTCTCGTCAAGAGTCCAGCGACCAAATATTATGTCCTCAACAAACCAACCTTCTTCTGACACCCAAACAACGGATATGGCAGATTGGTCTAGTCTGGAGGTGTTTCCTTTCGCCTTGGAAACATCTTGGAAACCAGCCAAGTCAATAGCAACATAATAGTCACCATCTCCAGCAGGCTTCTCACCAAAGTTGAGCCAGTCTTCCTTAAACATCTCAGAACCTTGGTTCTTAAAGGATGCCATAAACTCTTGCTGGAAAGCGTGAGTTGACATAGACTTCTTTGCATTATTGATTTCATCGTCATCTAATGTTTCATTATCATAACTTGTGAAGTGCCACGCAGCGAAGGTAATGTCATCATCACCAGATAGCTCGGCATACTTGTATAAATCATAGAAGTGGTTACGACCCTTAGGTGTGCCTATGAATAAGCATCCACCCTTTTGGTCAGCAAGGGCAGGCCTTAAGATTTCTTCAAAGACCTCAGGTTTCATGTCGCCATACTCGTCCATCACTAAGAAACGTAAGGACACACCACGCATCGTGTCAGGCCTGTCAGCACCCTTTAGGGAGATAGTTGAACCATTGACTAGGGTGATCTGCATGTTGTTTATATGAGCTTGTGAGATGACTGGTGCCCCTAGTTCAAGTAGAAGCTTCCAAAGGATATCTCTAGCCTGACCCTGAGTAGGAGCAACGTAGAATACATGTGAGTTGGGGAGAGTAGCTTGTAAGGCATTGACTATTAGAAGCCAAGCAGCTAGGCGGGACTTACCACACCTTCGTCCTGCAGCTACTACTTTAAATCGTGTATCATCGGCCCATACTTTCTTCTGCCATTCCAATAGTTCAATCTGTAAGTCTGACATTAGATAACCTCGTATGTAGCGTCTATAGCGTCATCAGGCTCTTGAGTGTCAGGAGACACCACAGAGGCGCCACCGATACCAGTGATGTTGATCTGTATAGCACTCTTGCCACCACCCTTGACTACCTCTTGTTCAAAGGCTGCTGTAGGTGCGACCCTATCCATGACAAGTTTCCATGCACTCGCTTGGTGTTTGTGGTCATCATCTAAGGCTGCTTTAAAGATTGCCTCTAGCACCTTAGCTGACTGAGGTGAAGCTAACATTCTTGATTTATATTCATTGATAATAGCTGCGTCACCTTTAGGGCGGCCTATCACTCCCTTAGGTTTCTTAAGTGCCGCTGCTGGAGGCCTACCCTTACGCTTAGTAGATGTCGAGGGCATATAGTTCTTATTACGTCTGCCACTTTTGGTTAGTGGAGTACCATCCTCATGTAGACCATAGGGATGTTCTTTTGTTTCTTCTGACATACTAACAATTATCCTTGTGTGGGGTTGTTACTTGAATGGAGTCTTAAGTATACTTAGGTATAAACAAATGTTATGACCAAACACATACTTAGGACGTGTTCGATATCCATCTGAAACCTTAGGTGCCTTAAGACTACTTAAGACACTTAGGTTTAATTCATTAGTTGATTCTTTAATAATTATCAAAGGAAGAAACTAAAGTAGTTAAGTAACTAAACTCTATAACTTAAGTATAGTATAACATATTTGTGTCATAAAGTCAAGTATATTCTAGTCAATTACTAAAAATAACTAAAAGAATTTACTATAAGCTATCATTAGGCCAACTTAAGGCCCTTAAGTATACATAAGAGCCATTAGTACACATTAGTTGGGGCTTGTGTTTTACCTGTGTTATCAAAGGTTTACATTATATTCCGCTGTCAAGACTTAATTCACTTAACTTGGGTATCTGAGGTACCTTTTGTTAGCTTAAGTGCCTTGGGAAATCGAGAATTACCCTATTTTATGTGCCTGAGGGAGCCGAAGGTAAAGCTACGCCCACTTCCCCCTCCCGCCCCCTAGTTATACACAGCCCACAGGTTATCCACAGGCTATACACAGGTTATCCACAGGTTATCAACAGGCTATCCACAGCTTAACCACAGGCACCTAGGTTATACATGGCTTATCCACAGCTTATCAACAGGCCACCTCAGACCTGACCCTAAGGCCACCTAAGTTCCTCCAGTATCCATGTATAACCTAGGTGCCTTGGGGATAACTATGCGTTATACACAGGCATTACACAGGATATCCACAGACACATCGGGCCTGATGCATACCTAAGGCCTTGGGTCAAGCGTGACTATCTGAGGGGATAGAGTCACAGAGGTTTCAGAAGTTGACATATGTGTCCCTAGGTGCGTCCCTAGGAGCACAACAGATGCCTCTTAGCACGATAGACACACAGGTACAAGCACAAGACTACATGAGGCGCCACAGTCACACAGTGTCCAGCATAGCTGTACGATTGACACATGACACCTGAGTATGCTCAAGGCTTAGTGCTAGCATAGCTGTACGTATAGACACAATAGCCTCTATAAGGTCACCTAAGGCACCCATACCACACGCAAGGCATAACCTATAGCAATACAAGGGTACACCTTAGATCGTTGCTTAGGCGTGAATTAGCTATATTAGTTGAAGTAATGATTGCATCTTGGGTTTACCTGTGTTACTCGCGCCTGTTCCTTATCTATATAGCGCCTTGTGTTGTCTTGTGTTGTCCTAGGTGCCCTATGTTGTCCTAGGTGCCTTGTGTTGCCTTGTCTTGTGTTGTCTTAGGTGTCTATACACATAGGTCTAGTATTAATGTAATTTAATTGTTATCCAACTAATGAGCTATAGCTGAGGCTTAGAGCATGTGTGAAGTTTATTTGTGTTTATTTACATTTAATAGTGGAATAGGGGTTGCACTCTTCTATCAGTCTGTTAATATAACCACATGGTCAAGCAAGCAACACAGACCAAGGAGGCAGAAACCAACCCCCGCACTGGCCCTAATGCGCTAAGTGTTCTGACTCAGGGAGTCAACCAACGTAGAGAGATACGGGTCGCTGGAGTCATACAGACGAGAGGCGCAACATAGCAGAAACGGACTATGTACTAACAACGAACACGAATATGAATACGAGTAACATCTTAACTTAAAGAGTGTAACAGACATCGAAAGGTCATCCGAATAGATAGAGTTACCCACCAGTTAAGATGCTTTAGCAGCTACCCTTAGGCCTCGAAAGGTCAACCGAATAGAGCCACCTAGGGGCAGCGACTAAAGCATCAACCCACTTAACAGAGAGGCTACACAATGACTACATTGCAGGCACATAAATTACTAAGTAACGCAAACGACACCATGAACGGGTGGAACACTGAGGCGACACGCGCTGCAGTGCTAGAGCTACTAGCCAATTATAACGAGCTAGCAGCGGCAACGCCTAGTACCTACCGCCAATTAAAGAATGCTGGCACTACACAAGACGTTTGGCTTATCGCGGCTTAGGCCGCACTGGAGACACACCATGATCAACTATCAATCAACCCTAGGCACCTCAGACAAATACAATGAGTCTGCAGACTGCGCAGTTAAGGCCTTAGCCATTGCTTGCAACCAACCTTACATTAAGGTACACGCTATTATGGCTAGCAAAGGACGCACTAACCGAGGCGGCACCTATCTACATCAGTACATGGCTGCTTTAGCCGCTCTTAACCACACCGCTACTGTAGTCCCTAAGACTACAGGCAAAACCATAAGCTCTTTACACAAGCAGCTTGACCCTAACAAAAAGTACCTTATAGAGGTTAGTGGTCATCTACTAGCTTATGCTAAAGGCAGCATTGAAGACTGGACTGGCTTAGACGACCGCAAGCCAAGTCGCAGAAGGGTTGAGCGTATACTTGAAATACTTCCAAACTTAAGCAAAAATGCAATTCGCAAAGCTGCTAGATACTCTAAATAATACTTAAGGCCTTAGGCCGCACTGGAGCAATACCATGATAACCAAAATAATTATGTCAACCGATAGACCTAACAAGTCACAACTTGAGTTACACAAGGCCCGTAAAGAGTTTGAATTTTACCTTAATCGTAAAGGCTTTACCTTTGAAGTATGCGAGGGTGTGTGGGAAGGTGAACGCGAACAAAGCTACATGATTAATCTACCTGCTACTAGTTCAGGATTCTCAGAGCTAAAAGAATTAGCTTTTGAGCGTTACAACCAAGACGCAGTGCTAAGGGTTACCGCTTATGGTGGTGCAAAGCTAATAGAATCTAATGGCGACACGGAAGAGATAGGCGCATTTACGCAAGTATCCGAAGTGCCTGAAGATCAATGCTATACTCAGTCGTTCAAGACTGGCAACATATACGTAACTAAATAAATATAACACAAGGCCTTAGGCCACACTGGAGAATACCCATGCGATTAATTGAACAACAAATGAATGAAGCTATACACAATCAAGTAATGTGGTCTAAAGACAATACGCAGGTAACCTATTACACCTCGCACAATATCAGCCACGTTAGACTACACGGGCACCACATTGCTGCTTATGACTACACCACAGGCATTACTACACCCAACCTAGCAACGCTAAAGGAATGGCCCACAAACACAACTAAAAGCCGCCTAAGAGCCTTAGGTGTTAATGTGGCAACACGTCAAGGCGTAACCTATATTGATAACGTAGCAATCTAACTTAAGGCCTTAGGCCACACTGGAGAATACCCATGACTAAGCAAATAAAGAATAGCAGGGACATATCTCAGCTTATGTCTCTTATAACAAAGGCAGAGTGCGTGTATATAGATGGTTATATGTACACTATAGAAGGTGACATACTTGCGACTCCTGACAATATTCTATACGGATTTGATGCCGATAGTGGCGAAACTGTACAGTATGACCTAGAAGACGAAGCAGACTTTAAGGCATTACAGAATGCTGATTTTTATGTACTAGCTTTAATTAAAGAGGTATAACCATGACCCGTAAAGACTATCAACTAATTGCAGATACACTAATTGAGCAACAAGAATACCTAAGCCCCGTTGAT